TTATTCCTTTAAAGTAGTCAACTGCCTGAGCAGCATCGTCGAACTGGTTGGATCATCCATTTTTTCATGATTGCTCACCTCCTTTGTGGATCACCCTGATCCCATAATCATCGACCAACATACTCAAGAAGTATGATGTGCCCGCACTAATACAGCCGCACATAAATGCGGTCATAGGTTGAGTGCTAAAACTAAATAGTTCGGTATATGGACTTATGCCCCATAGAAAGACACCAACCCAAAATCCCATACACAGATGACAATGGAATAAGCGACCAAAACCGCCCATTGATTTGCAGGGTGGGCGGATCTTATTAAAGATGTGTCCGTGAATAATAATAAATGTCATGCCATAGGCGGCAAGTATAAAATGTAATAGTTCCAAAGTAACCTCTATTTCTTTACTGAATGCCCAGCGAACTGGCTGGCCAAAAATTGTCTCATTTCCTCTTCTATGTCGTAATCATCAAGCAGAGTGTAGTCATCTGCGTCTTGAATCTTTCCAATAAAATGTTTCAGAAAAGCAACCTCAATCGGGTCATCGACGATTTTGGAAATATTATCATCCATATTAAGGGCGTCCAGGCCGGTATTACTTTTAAACTTATCGTCTGCTCCGTAGAGGGCTTTTACAGCGTTCACCATTTCGGAGCCATCGTCTGCAGCGGCCCAAGCCTGATCTATTACGGCGCCGACCGGACCTAAGAAGCTAAGTCCAAACTTCGCGAGGCCCTTCGCGGCAGCGCCGCCGGCCTTTTTGAGTTTCATATTTTTAAACAATTGGCGTAATTGACCGACAGTCTGGACTTTTGGCTCGGCAGCGGCCGGGTCGGCCTCTTGTTCGTTGAACCGGCGCCAGCTCTCGATTATAAGCTTCATATCTGACATGGTCTAATACCGATTGCGGAGTGGGTAGTAGTAATAGCCCGGGCGCATAGAACCCTTCTCGGCGTACTGTGGAACTTCACCGTACTCAGTGGAGTCGCGATCGGATGGATGCGTGTACATATCTTCGAGTTCTTTCTCGTAGTTATCAGCAATTTGCTCATGCTGATGTTCTACCTCGATGAATTCTGCAATTACATAAACGGCGGCCTGTAGGGGGTTGACAGCGTCCGTTTCATATATAATTCCCTCTAGGGATCGGAAGACGTTACCTCCTTGGATGGAAGCACGATCAACCACCCCTTCGTCGGCCAGCATTTCCAATAACCGATTTTGAAATTCATAGACGTCCTCGGAGGATGTGGTCTTGGGAAAAGTGGTAACTTTCATTGAACCAGGGACCACCGCGATATCAATTTTTTTATGGTCGGTGATCAAGAGAGATCCGTCTAGCGCTTTTCGGGCCTGCAGTTCCACCGTGGCCTGCGGCCCTCCGATCTTGATGCTAATCATTAGCTCGTAGCTCCTGCACTAATTCTTGTGTTTTGAGAACCTTGTTGAGGTCTCCTTCAGTAAACTCTCTCTTACGAAATTCTTCTAAATATTCAGCTACCCCCTCTAATTTTTGAGTCACTAGGGGTTCGGTTGAATCTTCGGTAGCCGACGTAATTTCTTTTTTAAGACGAGTTAGCTCTTCGTTTAAGTAAACTCGTAATTCGAAGCCCTCATCAGCAAAACTGGTGATAAAGCGATTAAGGAGATCTTTTTGCTCTTGCAGGAGATCTCCATACTTATCATTAAATTTTTTAATAAAAGAATGATAAGTTAAGTTATCAATAGGCTTCAAGTGGGTGGAGGGGCCAGGTGGGGTTTGGGCGCTCATGCGATCCACCATAGACTGTTCAAATAAAACCTTTTTCTTAATAGCGGTCTTGGAATTAAATATAGCATTAACCGAAGCCAAAGATTTAAAGTTTGGAACAAAGTTCGACCACACATCCTTCCCCAGTTCTTTGTTTATAGCAGCTATGAGGCGGGATTGTGCGTCGAAGACTTCTCGTGTGTCCAGTTTACTATGGGCAAACTTGGTTTCGTGCAAGATCCTTTCCGCCACATTTTGGTGAATATTGGTTGTTTCGAGCAAGGTCTGATACAAGTGAAGCTCAGTCCGGAGAACGGAACCAGCTGCGAAGTGCTCTTTAATAAGAGAAACAATGTTTTGCTTCTGCCGCGGTGACTTGGCCACAATAGCCTTTGTCAATTCTCTAGCTAACGTCTCATAAATAAAGGCGGTATTTCTCTTCTTGTTATGTTTCATCAGTTTCTGCCTCTTTGTTCTCCATCTGACTTACTAGCATCCGAACCTTGGATGTGTTTTCAAATAGATTTGTTTCACTCTTACTATAAGTAGGTTGCTTATTTTCTTCTAGACCAAATCTCACATCGGTCATATGACGAGAGATGTTGCCCATACCCGATCCTGCAAGTTTACGATAGGTACTTAATTCCAGTGGAACCGCCTCTCGACGGATCTTTCTTCGGCGGCCGCCAGTACCTGAGGATGACCGATTGTCTACTTTCACTGGCTTATGTGGCGCGCCCTGGTGGCGGGTGGGATTATCTTCTCGGCGGCCGGGGGTAGTCAAAAGCGGGGATTCTTCTCCCGCTGCGGGCTCGGTGGCTTCTTCACCTCCCAAATCCAAGTCTCCTTCGCCTCCCAAATCCAAGTCTCCTTCACCTCCCAAACCCAAATCTCCTTCACCTCCGAAGTCCCCCATTCCGCCGCCGGCTGCATCCATTGCTTCCGTCTCGGCAAGGCCCTCCAAGGATTGTTGATATTTACGATCATAAAAAGTTTCTCGTTGATTGCGAAGGAACTCGGAATCCGAAAGGCCCAGAATATTATGGGCCACCCAGCGTTTACTATACGTACCCTCAGGGACAGCCGTGGCCGTCTCGAACTTGGTGCGCATATATTCCAACTGTTGCAGCTCGGCAAGTCGGGAGGGATTGTTAAGGGTGATTTTAAAAGCCAACAAGTCCTCTCCACGATAGCCTAAAGTATACAAATGAACGATCGCCATTTTCTCCAACTCCGCAATCAGAGATCGCTGCAGACGCTGAATGGTTCGCGCAAACCGAATATCCTTCTGAGCCAGTGTGGACTTATCCTCTGTGCCGCCTTCGAGATTTGTTAAATAAGACTGAGGGATTTTGATAGCAGCAAAAAGTTTGTCCCTCAAATATTTGACGTCATCAATGTCGTTAAGGCTCGAGGCGCCTTGCAGGGATTTAATATCAGAACCCACCCCTCCGCGCATGGGAATAAAGTAATCTTCTTCTAAAGAAAGAGGGTTATATCGGAGGTCAACGCGGCCGGTGGTAGCATCCACCAGTGAGTTACGTTTCATCTCTGTCTTGACCTTCTCCATATATTGAGCGACATCTTGAGGAGGAATGTTTCCCACATCGATCTGGAAGATGCGGCGCTCTGGGGCACGAACGACACGATAAGCAATCATTGCATCCTCAAGCAGTACGAGCTGGCGCCAGATTCGGCGAGCTGGGTCGAGGACTGATGTTCCATAAGGACTATATTTGTCGTTACCCAGAATGCGGAAGTGTGCGACCTGCCAGTTCTCAAAGGTCATGCCAGCGCCGTTCCACTGATACTGAACATAGTTGGGGTTGCTAGGGTCTTGTCCTTCGAGGCGCTCGACCTCGTTGTTGGGCATCCCGATAACAGAGGTAATACCTAGGTTGTCATCAATATCTAAATACAAAAAGAAGTCTCCGTACTTGCACATCGACCGGGCCCAACCAAAAGCATTAAACTCAATATTAAGGGCATCATAAAATAAAGATTCTAGGATTGTCTTAATTTCATAGTTGAGACATTCGATATTGAGGAGACGATCATACTCATTGGAAGTTGTCATTTCATCGGCATAAATGTCAATGGCCGTTGCAATTTCCGGCATATACTCCATTTGTTCGAAATCCACATAGCGCTCGGCGCGGTTCTGGTTTCGAAATGCCGCGGAAGTAAACAGATTATAATTCTGCGACATGTTATTGTCGGCTCGTTTAAACTCCTGGCCGCTCATGGAGCGGAAGCGATATCGGTATTTATCTAAATTGTTGCGTCGATCCTGTCGGGCTACTTGAGTCCGGTAGTTGACAATAGGTCCGGACAAGAGGCGCGTCAAGCGCTTAAATAATGGGGATGCCGGGTTTCTCGTATTCTTATCGTTGTTAGTTGCCATTTTTAATCCTAGCCCTTAATTAACCCAATATATTGTTTATTGAATTCTTCGCCCTCGGCGGTTCTTTGACTTTCCTTGCGCACCTTATGACCTTGCATTCCAGGTATAGTAGTCGAAATTGCAGTCTTAGCTGTACTGATGGATGATACGTAGCTTTTACTACGCTCGATATTTTTTTGACTTTCGATAATCACTGTGTCTCTCACCCAACATCCTATTGCAAACGACATAACTAAGTCATCGTTATAACTTCGCATCGCCTGTGGCCTTCCGTGATGCCAAATAAATGTTTTCATTTCAGAAAGGAGACGACTAGAGCTAATCGTAATTAGTTTATTTCTCATAAACTCTTCCATTTTGGCAACAATGAGTGGCCTGGTTTTAGAAGAAGTGGTAAATCCTGGGATAACATTTGATTGCCATTGAGCCGTCACGGGGTCCACATAGGTGTGGTTGCTCTTTGTAGTATAGTATAAATTAGGATACTCTTTATCTTGAAGTTTTTTAAGTACCGCGAACCCAATATTGTTATTTTCTATTACAAGCATCGGATTATTGTATTCCGCCGCCACATTATAGAGAATGTCCGCAAAGTCATCGGGCGTCGGTTTTCCAATATACTCCCCCACTTGTTTCATGTCGTCTAATTGAATAATGTGAAAAGCGCTATTATCTTTACCATCTCCGCGGGCGACATCTGC